GTAGGATTGGTTTACCGCTCTTATCACTGTCGAACATATCAGCTGATGCGTGGATTGCTGCCTCTGTAGCATCGTATTCCCAGAGAATCCGGGAAAACTGTCTGTCTGCCTGTTCGATTACCTCTGTGGCTCTGGAATAAACCGAAGTTCCTAACGGAGAGTTCGGATCCAGGTTATTTGCTCTTGGCATCTTGATATAAACAAACAACGGCTTTTCAACGTTGTTGATTACCACCGGTTCCTCAGATAGAGAAGCCCATTCCTCAACTTCACTCAGGGGAACAGGCGTTTGATACGGGTGCTGTACGCTGATAAAATCATCATCCGGAGCCTGACCTGTCAATCTCTCAGAACGGAAAGCCTTGTTTACGATGGTGTAGTCCGTCCCGTTCAGGTTGTGGCTCTCTAACCTAGTGTATACGTAGTCGCCTTGTCTCTTGCTGTCCACGAATACCGCTCCGGTAATCTCTTTGTTGCTGTTGTAGGCAGTAGGGAAAAATCTGTCTGCCTGTGTGAAATCAATATCAATGGTTCCTCCCGTGGAAATAAACGGCTTTAAGCAGATGCCGCCTTTCGCACAAAAAAGCTCCATGTGATCGCTGAGGCTTACCAGGTTATTCTTCAGCTGTTTATTCAGGTAATCAGCCCTTGCACTTCCCGTCAGCTCTATGTTGAACTCCGTGAGCACAAGCCGTGCCATTTCCTCTGAAATTGCCGCCGGAAGATTAAGCGGTATAACACCAGCATCTCCACCTCTCCAGGGTGGATTATTTTCGTACATCATGGACCACAGTTCTATGCCTCTGTCCATGACTGCCGATGTAGCGATTGAAATATTCAACTGCTTCTCGATGTTTGATTTAGGTATCATTTTACTTAACGCCTTTCTAAAAAAATCTATTACTGCCAATGCTGCACACCTCCTATCCGGCTTTTGCTTTTATGAATTTCTTCCAGTCATGCTCATACGAATACTCGAAAGCATCCAGGCTGTCGATGTCGCTCGTGCCATCGTCCAGACGTTCCAGCTCTGTATTCTTTGGATTCCATACTGCCATGCTGAGAGCTTCCTGGAGTGATTCGCAATCCTCGGTATAATAAAACCGATCCTGAGCCGTTAGCGTTGTCAGTGTGAAAATACGGTTTGTGATCTGCTCTTTCCGGGAGTTATCAACCTTAATATCGCCCATCTGGTTTTTAATCAGGGCAGAACGTAGTCCCTGTTTTAAAACCTGTTCTGCAGAATCACAATATACATGCGTGACCCTACCGTAAGTGGCTTTTATCTTCTTGACAAATTCAACGAACATTCTGGCCAGATCGTCAGGGTCTGTTCCGTCTGCATCGTGCCACTCAGAAGCTAAGGCTATCAATTTCTCATATCCTCTGGTTGCGGTAGAAGCAACAAAAGCGTGACCGGATCCGTTTCCTCCGAAGTCAACGCCTATGTTAATATCCAATAACTGATTTTCCTTTTCCAGCTTTTTTACAGCCTCAACGGACATCAGGTATTTATTATCGCTTGCCGCTATGGAAGTAGCCAATTTGACGTAAATAAGACCCTCAGCAATACTTCTTTTACCCTCTATATCCCGGATATACCAGATACTGCTCTGGTCGTACTGGCTGACAATCTCTCGTAAACGCTCTTTTGTGATGTTTACATTCTCGAAGATATTAAAATGCTGGTAGTTATAACCTCCAAGCAACTCTCCCTTTTTAGCTTTCGCCTCGTAGACATCCAGGTAATTTGCGTAAATCGGCGCTTTTGGATGCTCCGGGTTCAAGTCCCAGAAGATTTTACGGCGTTTTGCTGCCAGCTGACGGTTGAAAGCCTCTTTTATTGTGTTGTCGTGATGCAGATTGATCTCCGTGGCTATCCACATACCGTAGGAGTTACCACGAATTTTCTTGTAACTGTCGGAAGATTTCCCTCCGGCAAAAATGACTATCTTTTCTTTGTAACCCGTACTCGGGCCTTTAATTCTCAGACAGTCGTTGTCTTTATATTTGCTCCATCGGCACTGACCTCGGAAGATATACTCCAGACCGAAGCCGTTCGCATCACCGATATTCAGCTTTGCGTTTGCCATGGTGGAACCGGTGGCAAGGTGGATTTTATCGGGGCAGGTTTTAAGCTCATGTGCGAAAGCGTATACGTTATCAATGGTCTTTCCGGAACGAACAGCTCCCTCCAGGATGTTGTAAGTATTAAACTGACAGGCATAGATATAATCCATGTGTTTCTGACCGAACTTAAACGGTATCGTCTTTTTCTTCTTTACCGCCATATATCAGATCATCCACATCGCTTGTATCTTCTATTTCCTGGTTCATACCATTTGCCTTGTCCTTTTCATACTTGAACTGCCGTTCTTTCAGGTTCGTTTCCGGATTGTAACCAGCTGTATCTCTTAGAAACTCAGCCGCCCGGACATCCCCTGTCTGCATAGCCTTTTGAAAAACTCGTACCATGAGGGCCATCTGGTTTGTCATGTCCTCCTCCTCGAAGCCAAGCGTTTCCAGATTCTTGATTGTGTTTTCGCCAGTAACCGGCATATTCAGAAGCAACTTTGCAGCGTTTTTCATGTCTCTTTTCCGCCGCCTTGCCACTCCGGATGCCTTGCCGCCTTTCCGACCTGCCTCGCTTCCGAACTTCTTTAAGTTCTGTTCATTTGCCATCTCACCACCTACCAATTTACTACGAAAAAAGCATCCTCCCGTGTGTGAGAAGATGCTTTCATGCTCGCTTTATTTTGTTATGCGGTCAGGAACCAAATATCCGACATAAAACGGCTACCCCTCCGTCTATGCACTCCTGTGTGTTTTTGCCTATGCTCCGGTAGAAATCAGGATGAACCATGCACTCATACGCACGTACCATCGTGTCGCTCTGCTCTCTGGTTATTCCTAACCGGAAACCTTTTGCAATTCTCAGGGCATCTTTATAACGCCCCTGTCTTACCAGGCTACGTACCTGATCTGTTTTCTTTATCATGCTGGCTCCTCCTCTCTGCCTTTACTCAGGCGTAACTAAAATTTCCTTTGATTCCCTCCAGGTCGAAGAAAGACAACTGTTTGTACTGTAAGTCTGCCTCCTCCTCTCGCATGAAGTCCTCTTTTGTTTTTCCTGCCCTCTTGCCCTCCAGGGTGTGGCAGTCGTAAACATATTTCGGTATCTTACCGCCGTCCAGCTCCTGAAACTCCTCCAGGTTGATTTGCTTATCAATACCATGGTTCAGATCGTAAAGCTCTTTCTCGGTAAAATACTTTTTCAAATCTCCGGCTGACCGGTTCTTATCATCCATAGCCTCACATGCAAAGAAATCGGAATCTCTGCTCTTTGCGTGGTACAGCAAAATGGTAATTGCCTTTGCTATGAAAATCTTTGTCCGGTCATTTCCTTTCTTTCCTTTGTTCACTTCCTGGCTCGCCCAGTACAGAGCTAAGATTTCCTGGGTACATTCCCCGTAACAATCCTCTGCTGAGATTACCAGGGTTCTTT